ATACAGAAGTATCAGAATGCCCCACGTTCTACGAATACTCTCTATAAGATCTATGGACAAATGATCTCAGAAGAACGTGCTGAGATTATAGGTCAGGTTGGTGCTGTTGTTGTTCAACAGGCACTTGATGGCGATTTTAAAGCTGCTGAGTTTTATCTACGGTCTAAGGGTGGTTGGTCTCCTACTCAAACTATCAATGAGGTTGAGCAGTCTGAAGACCCCGATCTTGATGAGGGTGCGATAAACACTTTGATGTCGTTGCTTGGAAAAAATGAAGATAACGTCGAGTGATCTTAGGTCACTGCCACCCGAAAAACTAAAACAGGTACTTTCTGAATTAGGGCAGAATAAAGCTGAAGAGCTTAGGTATCTGTGGCCCTTTTGGGCTAGACAAGAGCAACTAGAACCAGAGGGTGATTGGAATATCTGGATAGCACTTGCTGGTCGTGGTTGGGGAAAAACTAGGGCTGGAGTTGAGTGGGTCAGAGAGCAAGTTAAGTCTGGTAAGAAACGTATTGCTGCTGTTGCTCCTACAAATTCAGATATTAGAAGGGTTATGGTAGAGGGTGAGTCTGGCTTCCTTAATGTTTGTTGGAAGGGTGATAAGACACACAGAGGCGGTAAGATGGGATTTCCTGTTTGGTCGCCTACCAACAGAACCTTAACGTGGGAGAATGGAGCTAAGGTAGAGTTCTATTCTGCAGAAGACCCAGAGCGTTTACGTGGACCACAGTTTCATGCAGCTTGGGCAGACGAGGTTGCAGCTTGGCGTAACCAGCAAGATGTTTGGGATATGTTGCAATTTACCTTACGTCTTGGTCGTAAACCAAGAGTGATGGTGACAACTACACCAAAGCCCACTAAGCTGATGAGGGGCTTAATTGCTTCTCCTGATAGCTACATTACCAGAGGGTCTACCTTTGATAACGTAGATAACTTGGCAAAGCCATTCCTTGATACGGTTAAAAAAGAGTATGAGGGAACAAGGCTAGGGCGACAAGAGCTTTATGCTGAGGTGTTGGAAGAAGCTGATGGCGCACTTTGGACAACAGAAATGCTTGATCAATGCACCATTGAAAGAAGTGAAGTACCAGAACTAAATCGTATTGTTGTTGCTGTAGACCCTGCTGTAACAGCTAAGACAGAATCTGATATGACTGGTATCATTGTTGCTGGTGTGGATGTAAACGGGATTGGATACGTACTTGAAGATGCCACGGACAGATTTAGTCCTCAACAATGGGCAGCGAAGGCTATCTCGTTATACAGGGAATATAGTGCGGATCGTATTGTTGCCGAAAGGAACCAAGGCGGTGAAATGGTTCGTAGGACACTTGAAGCAGAAGATGAAACAGTTCCTATTCGCCTTGTACATGCTAGTCGAGGAAAAATGGCTAGGGCTGAACCTATATCTGCACTCTATGAAAAACATAAAGTCAAGCATGTTAAAGGTCTTGACGAGTTGGAAACGCAAATGAGAACTTGGGAGCCTTTAGGTTCTCTGGGATCTCCCGATAGGTTAGACGCTTGCGTGTGGGCATTGACCGACCTAATGCACCACGGTAATCCAACCCCTACCTTAAGACTTGCTTACTCTAGCGCAAAAGGTTTAGTGGCCTAAATGAAGAAGATTAGTGAACAGCTAGGTAAACTAGAGTTAGGCCAAGGTGGGGAACAGACCCGCAATGGTACTATTCGTGCAGATGAGTTTCTGCAAGAGATCAAAGGTAAGAAGGCTATCAATAAGTTTCGTGAGATGCGAGACAATGATAGCACTATTGGCGCAATTATGTACGCCACAGAGCAGGTTCTACGTGATGTAGATTATTATGTTGAACCAGCTAAAGATACAGCAGCAGGTAGAAAAGAAGCAGAGTTTGTCGAAGGTGTCCTAAAGGACATGGAACATTCTCTTGATGATCATATTGCAGAAGCCCTTTCGCATTTGACGTTTGGGTTTTCTTTGTTTGAGGTGGTCTATAAACGTAGACGTGGACCTAGAACAGATGATCCAAAATCTTATAGCAGATATTCTGATGGTAGGATAGGCGTAAGAAAGCTGGCTTCTAGGGCGCAATGGACCATAGAAGAGTTTGATGTTGATAAGACAACAGGGGATGTATTAGGTGTAAAGCAAGAACAGAACTACGGCCTTAAAACTACCTATATTCCTATTAATAAGTTGCTGCACTATAAAACAACAAGTATAAACAATGACCCTTCTGGTCGTTCTATCTTACGGAATGCTTATACTTCGTATCAGTACCTAAAGAACTTTCAGAGTGTGGAAGCCATAGCTGTTGAGAGAGAGCTTCATGGTGTTCCTATTGGAAGGATTGCTGCAGAATATCTTTCCCCTGATGCAACTGCTGATCAAGTATCAGTACGTAGCCAAATGGAGAAGATCTTAAGAGACCTTAAGTTCAATGAACAAGGCTATGCTTTGTTGCCCTCTGATGTATATAGAGACATAGATGGAAAACCAACCAACCAGAGAATTGTGGACATTGAGCTTATTACAAGTAATGGCTCTCGCAACATTGATATCAATCCTATCATCAGCCGCTATCAGCACGATATTGCTAGGAGCGTTATGGCTGAGTTCTTGATGTTGGGTGCAGGGGCAAATGGCTCTTATGCGTTAAGTAAATCTAAAACTGACTTATTCCTACGCTCTATGGAGAGCTATATTAACTCTATTTTTGATGTACTGAATAAGCAGTTAGTTGAACCACTTTGGCACATCAACGGTCTTAACTTTGACCTCATGCCAAAGATATGTGCAGGTGATGTAGCGCCACATGACCTGAGAGAACTTGGTAGTTACCTACGTAACTTGAACGGCGCTAACATAGACCTGAGTGATCAGGAGGATATTGTAAATGCTCTGTTAGCTAATGCGGAGCTACCACCAAAGAAAAGTGAGTAAACAAAATGGCAAGTTTTACGAAAGTAAACGATTTCGTGGTCAACTTAGCTAACGCTATGGACCTCGACAGTGACACGCTAACAGTTGCGTTGTCAAATACAGACCCAACTGCAGGTACAGACGCTACAGCAGATGGCAATGGTGTTCTAGCAAACATCACGCAGATCTCATACACAAACCTATCATCACGGGTACTTCAAAACGTAACGTCCACACAAACAAGTGGTACATACAAACTGTCTGCAGATGACTTGACACTAACTGCCTCTGGCGGTTCTGTAGCTGCATTTAGATATGTCGTTATCTATAACGATACGCCTACATCTCCTGCTGACCCTATCATTGGCTACTATGATTATGGTTCAAGCCTTACGCTGAATGATGGTGATACCTTCACTATCGACATTGGAACTAACGGTATCCTTACTCTTACTTAAGGGGTAGATCATGGCGCTTGTTGTCGCTGATCGCGTACAAGAAACCACGACCACAACTGGAACTGGAACCTATACCCTTGCTGGTGCGAAAGATGGGTTTCAGTCCTTTGCGGCTGTGGGCGATGGTAATACTTGCTATTACGCAATTACGGATGGAACAGACTGGGAAACAGGCATCGGCACGTTTACCCTGTCAGGGACAACGCTTGCCAGAACTACGATCATCGAAAGCTCCAACAGTGACGCGGCTGTAAATTGGGGCGCTGGTAGTAAGGATATTTTTGTTACAGCCCCTGCCGACAAGACTTTGCTGGTAGGTCGCAATCTATATGCGGATAATCCAAGCAGCCCTACTGCTCCAAGTGCTACTGGCACGAATGCTGTGGCAATAGGTGATGGCGCAGATGCTACTGCGGCTCGTGCAACTGCCATTGGCTTCAACACGACAGCAAGCGGAGCATCTGGAGTTGCTTTAGGGCCAAGTGCGGTCGCAAGTGGAGTTTGGGCTTCAGCCATCGGCGGGAACACAGATGCTACAAATACTGGTTCTGCGGCTTTAGGTTATAATTCTCAGTCAGTAGGTGAAAATTCTGTTTCTTTAGGTCATGCCTACGCCTCTGGCACTGACTCCTTCGCAGCAGCTATAGCCAACAACACGTCTACCTATGGTGCCACTGGTGCTAATAGTATTGCGATTGGACAAGAGGCTAAAGCATCATCATCTAATGCTGTTAGTATTGGCGGCATGTCTGGTGCGCCTAGTTTGGCATCTAACAGCCTTGCTGTGGCTATCGGTTGGGCAACGGCTTCTGGCTCTGGTGCTTTTGCTGTTGGCAGTAATAGTAAGGCAAATGCAACTCAATTTAATAGTATTGCGATTTCTGGCAATGCGACTGCAACGTATTCAACTGCTATTGGCAAGTCATCAGACAATGCAAACGCATCAGCGTCTGGGTCTGGGGGTATTGGGCTTTCTGGTGCATT